CCCGTTAGGCTCTCGACTTTCTCTCGCTCTCCCCGTACCTTGAACGCAACCTACGGAGCCTGAATGGCCATCGAACGCCGCAAGCCGAGGGACCGCGCAGCCAACTACGGCAAGCTGCCTGACACGCAGGAGCGCGTGGAGTACCTGCGCGAGGCGCTGCGGCAGGCCGAGGGCATGGTCACGAAGGCCGAGGAGGCGCGGTCGTGGCAGGCCGCAGTCAGCGCGAAGCGGCTGGCGCTCCAGACTCGTGACGAGCTCGACCTCGCGCTCGCGAAGGCGTCCGCACCCGACGACACGATGAGCGACGAGCAACTGCTCGCCATCATGGTCCAGGCAATCGCTGCCCTCCCGGCTCAGCATCTCGAGCGCCTCGAGGACGCCATCGGCATTCGGCGCGGAGCTCCCCCGGTGCGCCTCGTTGAGACGGCTTGAAAAAAAGTTCGCTAATCTCCTTGCCACTAGAATAGCGGTGCGCTAATCTATTCATGTCGGGGGGCGATGAAGCCCACGACGAAGAAGGAGAAAACACCATGAAGACCGCGACCTACATCATTTGCTTCTACCGCAACGGTGACCTTGTTCAGGAGATCGACCGAGCCGACCGCATGTCTGCGGAGCTGGTCGCGATGGACGGATTCAAGGCTGGATGCGAGGTCAGCATCTACACCAGCAACGGCAAGACGCTCAAGGGCTGGAACAAGAGGATGGCGTGAGCCGCGGGGGCTCTCGCCCCGGCGCGGGGCGCCCTCGGAAGTTCTCCGAGGGGACCGCGGTGCCGCGCACGATCCGGCTTCCCGAGTTCGTGTGGGTGGCGTTGCAGGAGCGCGCCGCCGTCGAGGGCGTGTCGGTGTCGCAGCTGGTCGCCTCGCTCGTGAGGCCGGCTTGACCAGCGCCCCCCCGGAGTGTTCGGACTGTCCAGGCTGGCGAGAGAAGGAGCGCGACCTGTTCAACATGCGCGGCACGTTCCGGATCATGGAGCGCGAGCAGATCGCCGAGTGGCTTAAGGACGAGAGCGAGCGGCTAGACGAGCCGGCGCTCTACGCCGCGGCAGAGCGCATCCTCGCGTTCGCGCACAAGGTGAAGCGGTGAACCTCGCCTCCCTCGCTACGGCGACGAACACGCTAGCGCGTCGAGCACACGCGGACCCGCTGGCCTACTTCAGGCCGACGCCGCCGCAGCTCGCCTTCCTCTCGAGCAACCATCCGATCCGTATGCTCCGCGCCGGGAACCAGCTCGGTAAGACGTGGGCGGGCCTCGCCGACTGCATCTATCGGTGCCTCGGGTCGCACCCGTACACGCTGGTCAAGGCAGCGCCGATCGAGGCGTGGGTCGTGGTCGTGTCGTGGGAGCAGAGTCTCTCCATTCAGGCGAAGCTCTGGCAGCTGCTCCCGAAGGACGCTATCGATCCAGACTGCGAATACACCCCAGGGAGGGGCTTCCGTGGGCGCACACCCGTGGTCCGATTTTTGAACGGAAGCGTCCTCCGCATCCGAACAGTCAACCAAGGCGCCCTCGCGATGGCCGGCTCGACAATCGATTATGTTTTGCTGGATGAGCCTCCACCCATGGACGTTTGGTCGGAGCTTGCGGCTCGCGTGCTCCGCCAGCGTGGGCGCATTGCGCTGACCCTTACACCGATCGGGCTCCCGCTCGGATGGCTAAAGAAGCTCGTCGAGGAGCAGGTCGTGCAAGATCTGCACTACCCCCTGACTGTTGAAAACACGACGCCCATCGGTGGGCGCCCTCTGCTCACGCGCGAGGACATCGAGAAGCTCGAGGCGCAGGTGCTGCCCCAGGAGCGAGCCCAACGCATACACGCCGAGTGGGACTCGGGCTGGACGGAGGGGAGAGTTTTCCGCATGTTCGACCCGGCGCAGCACGTGAAGGCAGACGCCCCCGTGGGCGAGGCCCTGATCGGCGTGGGCATCGATCACGGCACCGAGGCCGGCGCCCAGGTGGCGGTCCTCACGGCGCTCGTTCGCGATGGCGGCGAAGGGCACCCGAAGATCTGGGTGCTCGATCAGGTCGTGAGCGATGGCATGACCACGCCCGATCAGGACGCCGCGGCGATCCTCGGGATGCTCAAGCGGTGCGGGCTTCGGTGGGAGAACGTCGACCGGTGGGTCGGCGACCGTAAGGTGTACGGGAAGAAGAACGGGTCGCTGAAGTCGAACGCCATGCTGGGCTCCGCGTTCGAGCGGGCGCTGCGGCTCCCCACGGGGAGCCTACCGTTCCGCATCAACACGGCGTACAAGCCCCGCGGCTCAGTCTTCGAGGGCTACCGGGTGCTCTCCGCGGCGATGCTCCGCGGCGACTTCTCGATCAACCCGCGGTGCCGCGGGCTTATCGACGACCTGCAGAAGTTCGACGGGCGCGAGGCCAGCGAGCACAAGCACAGCATAGACAGCCTCAGGTACTGCCTCGAGCTCTACACCCGGCGACTTTACCAACCGAGTACGATAAGACTAGGCTAGTGGGGGGTCCATGTACGCTTACACGCAGATGCCGCAGCCGCCGTCTCCGACGAACCCAGAGGAGGCGTCGCGGTGGGAGCACACCCGGCACCGGAGGGCGCTCATGGAGGGACGCTGGGTGCGCCTCCTCGAGGACCGTCTTCAGGCGCAACTCGGGTCTACCCGGCGCCAGGCGTGGGGTATCCCCGACATCTCGAGCAACCCGTTCAAGGTCGTGGCGACCGAGCTGGCCACGCTCTACGATGCCCCCCCGGACGTTAGCCACAACACTGCCGGCGCGGCGGTGGACGAGCTCTGCGGGTCGAATGGTCTGATCGCACGTGCGGGGCTCTGGCCCCAGATGGCGCGCTTTCAGTCGATGGTAATCGCGCTTCGCGAAATGTGGATGCGGGTGGACGTGGAGGACGGCCGTCTGATCTACCGCCCTGTGTCCCCCGATATGACGATCGCCGAGGCCGACCCTAGCCGGCCGACGACGCCGCTGGCCTACGCCGAGATCCGTCTGCGGCATCACCGCGGCGAGGCGGTGTGGATGTATGACGTGCTCGACATTCGCGACCCGGCGAACCCGTCCTACACGGTGCGCCTCGCGAAGGACACGGGCATGGGCGAGGACGTGACCCTCGAGGTCCTCGGCGGCACGTACTCCGGCGACGCGTACCCCTACCGTCGCGCCGATGGGGCGCCGATCCTGCCGGTCGTGCTCTATCATGCGAGCCTTTACGGGGATCGCCTCTTCGACGCCTTCAACGGCGTTGAACTCTACGAAGGCAGTCTCAACCTCGCCGTCTACTACAGCTTCCTCGCGCACACGCTCCGCGACGCGTCGTTCCCCCAGCGGTACGCGATCGGCGTTCGTATTGCCGGGTCGGATATGGTCGACGGCGGCTCGCGCGGGCAGCGGGTCGAGGTCGTGACCGACCCGACGACGATCCTGATGCTCGACGCGGCCATGGAGCAGCAGCCGCAGGTCGGGCAGTTCGTGGCGGGCGCCGACGTGGAGAAGATCGAGGCCGTGATCGCCGCGATCGCGCACCGACTCGCCACCGACGCGGGCCTCTCGCCGAGCGAGATCCAGCGCACCTCGGGTAGCGCGAAGAGCGGCTACGCCATCAGTCTTTCCTCCGAGGGCAAGCGGACAGCGCAGAGGAAGTACATCCTTCAGCAGCGCGACGCGGACGAGCGCCTCGTCTCCATCTCGGCGACGCTTTACAACCGGGCCATGGGCACGCAGTTCCCCGAGGGCGGGTATTCGGTGCACTATCGCGAGATCCCGCTCTCGCCCGAGGAGCTCGCCAGCAGGCGCGCGCACGCCATGGAGATGATGGAGGCCGGCCTCATGGACAAGGTCGAGGCGCTGCGGCTCTTCGGCTCGCTGACCCACGAGGACGCCGTCGTGCGCCTCGAGCAGATCGCCGCGGCAAAGATGGCAGAGTCTCGGATGGTAAGCGCGTCGCCGGCCGCGGAAGAAGGAGACTCGGAGGTACGACCGGCGACGGCCGCACCCGATGTATCCCCCGCGCACGCGGAGGCTATGTCCGAGGTCGGCGAGGAGCTCGACGCAGCCGAGGAGGCCCTTGCCGCTCTCGACCTCGACGGCGCCAACGCCCAGGTGATCGCCGCTGTGATCGAGAGTCTCCGCGAGGCTCGCGGCTATCTGGGGCTGGGCCCGAAGGTCGAGGCCGAGGTCCAGATCCACGACGACGAGGAGATGGACGACGAGGCGCCCGAGGTGGCCAGCACGGAGACGCCGCAGGCCGCAGCCCCTGAGGAGAGCGTCGCCGCTGCGGCTACCGAGGCAGGCGTGCCAGCATCTGCGGTGGCAATGAACGGCGCGCAGGTGCAGGCCGCACAGGGCATCGTTACCGCTGTCGCGAAGGGTGAGCTACCCCGCGCGACGGGCGTGGCTATGCTTGTGCAGTTCTTCAATATGCCGTCCGATGCTGCCGACGCCATGATGGGCGAGGTCGGACGCGGGTTCACGCTGGCCACGCCCGAGGGTGGCTAGTGCCGTTCTTGTCGGACACTCAGCGCGACTACCTTAAGCGTGAGGCGCCTGCGGTCTACCGGCGCTTCCTCCGCGACGAGCGCGCCATGGGTTTTGAGCTGCGGGCGCCTGTCGAGGTGGCGGCGGTTGCGAAGCGCGGCCTCGCGAACCGCGAAAAGTACGGCCGAGGCGGGACTCTCGTTGGTGCGCGCCGCGCGTCGCAGCTTGCCGGCCGCGAGGTCGTGAGCATTGAGACGATCAAGCGCATGGTCAACTACTTCACGCGACACGCGGTGGACCTCGAGGCGCCAGCCGCTCGCCCAGGGCACCCGGACTATCCGAGCGCCGGCCGGATCGCGTGGGACCTCTGGGGCGGCGCCCCCGGCCGGGCATGGGCACGGCGACAGCTAACGGTATGGGAGCGCGTGCAAGCCGCACGCGAGGAGGAAGAATGAGCGAGGAAGGAACCACCACCACGACCACGACCGAGGGTAGCGACAGCGGAGCGGCAGCGCGCATCCGGCAGCTCGTCGCTCGCGTGAAGGAGCTCGAGGGCCGCGTCGGCGAGCTGACGCCGCTGGCCGAGAGCGCCGAGAAGTATCGAGCACAGGTCGACGAGGTGAAGGCCGCGAGCAAGGCCGAGCGCGAGGCGCTCCGCATCGAGCGCGAGATCTCGGCCGCGGGCATCACCGACGCCGAGGGGATGGAGTACGTGCAGCATGCGTACTCTCGCCTCCCAGCCGAAGGCCGTCCCCCGCTTGCGGAGTGGCTCGGCAACAAGGAGGCGCTCCCGAAGGCCGTGCGCGCGTACCTCGCCGAGGCCCCCGCAGCCGCTCCCGCTCCCACGATGGGAGCCCCGCTCCCGAAGAGCAACGCCGGCACCGTGACGCAGACGCCCCCGGCGACGACGACGTGGACCTCTGAGTCAATCATGCGGCTCACGCCTGCGGAGTTTAAGGCGAACGCGGCAGCGATCAACGCGGCTCTCCGCACGCCTTGACAGTCTGTCACGGAGCGGCGTAAGGTAACCGTGGGAGGACACTCCCACGCGCTCGGGCCGAACTCCCGTCAACAGCGATAGGCGCGGCAAACCTCGAACCTCTTTAGGAGGCCACCATGGCCAATATCGATTTTGCCGCTCTCGACGGCAACGCCCGCGTCGCTGCAGTTCTCTATCAGAGCATCGTGATGAAGCTCGCCGACACCGGCAGCCTCCGCAATGCCCCGTGCTTCCTCAACGTCGGGTCGGTCAACGGCACCGGCTCCGACTCCATCCAGGTGCCCGTCGTCGGCCTCAACGGGACCGACATCATGAGCGCCCCCGGCGACGGCGTGTCCGTGTCGAACACCTCGATCACCTCCGCTGCGGCGACGGTGGTTGTGGCTCGTCAGGCCCTTCGCTATGACCTGACCGACCTCGCCCGCGTCAGCAACTCGGTGCCCGGCGGCGTCGACCTTGACGGCCTCACGAACGCCATGGTGGCGGCTTTCAACGGCCGGTTCAACCAGCTCGCGTGCGCGCTGTCCTCGGGCTTCTCCACGCAGGTCGGCAGCACTGGCGTGGACATGACCACGGACACGTTCTACTCGGCGATCTTCGCGCTGCAGCTGCAGAGCGTGATGGGCGAGTACGACGTGATCCTGCACCCGCAGCAGTACAACGACCTGATGTCCAGCCTCCGCGCGGAGACGGGGCCGGGTCAGTACGTCGCCGCCAATCAGCAGCAGACCTCGGCGCTCGGCGCGTCCTACAAGGGCAAGCTCTTTGGCGTCAACGTCCACGTGTCCAGCTACGTCCCGACCGCCAACGCGGGCGCGGACTACCGTGGCATGATGCTTGGCAACGGCGCGATCGCCTACGCCCTCGGCACCCCGGCGCCCATTCAGGCGGCCGGCGGTGTGGTCATCCCCGCGGGCGCCCCGGTCGCGGTCGAGTGGGAAAGGTCGGCAGACAGTGGACTGACCAAGGTTGTGGGTAGTAGCTTCCTCGGGGTGGTCGAGCTTCAAGACCTGCTTGGGGTGGGGCTCGTAAGCGACCTGTGATGGTCGGCTAGGCTCAGCCTAGCGCCAAGGCGTGTCCGTGCTTATGTACGGGCACGCCTTCGTGCGTAAGGAGACTCAATGGCTGCAAACTTCAGTTCATCGGATGGCGGTGCATTCGCCGCGCAACCTGCTAGCCGGCCGCAAGGCATGGCAAACCTGCTCAACATGCCGGGCAATGCGGCGTGGTGGTACACGCACCATCCGGCTCATTGGCAGTGCGTGGACGGCGAGTGGCTTCCGGACCTCGGGCAGATGATGGCGATCCCCGGCCTGAACAGGGTCGACAAGAACGGCGACACGGCGCTCGCCGAGGTCCACCTCGCGAAGAAGGGTATGACGATCATTCCGTGGGATGCTGAGCCCGGCGGCTACTGCGTGCAGTACGCCGGCAGCAACGGTCCCGTGTTTCTGTCGAAGTGGGAGAAGCCGAAGCTCGTCGCCGGTCAGGTCCGCATGAGCACCGATCAGGAGGGCTACCGCGTCTTTATTCGTCGCCTCGTCGCGGACGGCTTCATCAAGATCCCTGACCCCGACTTTATCGGCGTGATCATCGAGCGTCAGGAGCGCGTCGTTAGCGAGCATCAGACGCGCGCGCCGACACACCCCGGCAGCGCCCTGGCGCTCCCCGTCGAGAGCAAGCGCCTCGAGGATATGCGCGCAGCTCGTGAGCGCATGTATACTCCCGTCAAGAGGACGAAGGCGTGAGCGAGCGCAAGGACATCTCCGCGGCGAAGGAGTCCATGACGCGTCGTCTCGTCGAGGGCGGGATGGCGCCTCAGCGCGCCGAGCAGGTCGCGCGCCAGCAGGCCCAGAAGGCAGACCGGCGCGAACGCGATAAGTGACGGCGAGGGGGGCACATGAGCATCAGCGAGACGCTGTTCACGGCACGGTTCCGCTCGGGCGAGACGATCGAGCGGGGACGTAACCAGGACCTCACGTGCCCCATCTACCGGGCGGGCGCCCTCGTCGCGCCCATCTCCGGGACCATCACGATCTACCGTGCGGACGGGACCGTGGTCGTCAACGCCGCGGCCGTGACCATCACGGGAAGCGTGGCGACCTACGCGCTCCTCGGGACGGTCACGACCTCGCTGGCGCTCGAGGAGGGCTGGCTCATCGAGTGGACGCTCCAGATGACGGCGACGGTGCAGAACGTCTTCCGTCAGGACGGCGCCCTCGTGCGCCGCACGCTCTACCCGGTCGTGACCGACGTGGATCTCTTTCGGCGACACTCCGACCTCCCCGCCCTTCTGGCCACCGGGTCGACCAGCTACCAAGACGCGCTCGATGAAGCTTGGGCGACCATTACCAATCGCCTTGTGGCTCAGGGTCGGCGACCCTACCTCATCATCCAGCCGAGCGCGCTCCGAGACTGCCACCTCGCGCTCACGCTGCAGATCGTATTTACCGACTACCAAACATCAGCGGGGGACG